TTAAGTACAACCATTCTAATGATATAATGATTATGGCCCGTACTCGCAATAAGACATTAGAATTGCGCGTTGATGACAAAGGATTGGCAATCAGGGCGCGTCTGGCACCGACAACTGCCGGCAAAGACCTGTATCAACTCATTAAACGTGGCGACATCGATAAGATGTCGTTTGCTTTTACCGTTACTGAGGACAGTTATGATCGCGAAACCCATACGCGTACGATTTTAAAAATCAAAAAGCTATATGACGTAGCTGCGGTTGATATGCCTGCCTACGAACAGACCAGTATTTCTGCCCGTCGCTTTTTTGAGCTGGAGAGCGAGAAAGAGCAAGCCCTGGAGAGGGCACGCGGGCTTAAAATAAAGCAACTTATCATAAGAACTTACTTGTAAGGAGAGTATAAATATGCTTGAAAAACGCTTGAAAGAAATTGCTGACCGCAAAGTTGAAATTCGTGGATTACTCAAAGAAGGTAAAGACATTGATATTGATGCCATCGAAGCGGAACTCGCTCAACTTGAAGAAGAAGAAAGAGTCATCCAAAAACGCCTTGAGATCGCCAATAAGATTAATACTGGTGAACTAAGAGGCAACCCGATTGTTAAGGCCGTTCCGACCGAAACTCGTACCGAAGCCGTGACTGACAGTTTGGAATACCGCAAGGCGTTTATGCATTATGTCCTGCGCGGTACTCCGATTCCGGTTGAGCTGCGGACGAATGAAGTAACTAAGACCAGCGATATTGGCGAGATGATCCCGGAAACTGTACTCAATCGTATTGTTGAAAAGATGGAAGCTACCGGGATGATTTTGCCGCTGGTGACCAAGACGGCGTATAGAGGCGGTTTAACTATCCCGACCTCTAACGTGAAGCCGGTTGCTACGTGGGTTGCCGAAGGTGCTGGTTCCGACAAACAGAAAAAGACTACCCGCAGCATTACCTTTGCTTACCACAAACTGCGCTGCGCTGTGGCGGTTACTCTTGAAACTGACGTTATGGCGCTGTCCGCGTTTGAGGCCGCTTTAATTAACAATGTAACCGAGGCCATGACTAAAGCCATTGAGCAGGCGATTATCAGCGGCGACGGCAGCGGCAAGCCGAAGGGTATCTTAACTGAGACTCCTGTTGCAGGACAGGCATTGACCGGTGCTCCTTCTTATGCTAAGCTCGTTGAGGCTGAGGCTGCTCTGCCGCTTGAATACGAGAATGGCGCAGTGTGGTGTATGACCAAGAAAACCTTTATGCAGTTTATCGGTGAAACCGACGACAACGATCAACCAATTGCCCGCGTCAACTACGGTATTGCCGGCAGACCTGAACGCACTTTGCTTGGCCGTCCGGTTGTGCTGTGCAACTATCTCGACAGCTACAAGACTGATCTTGTAAGCGGCAAAGTATGGGCATTCTTGTTTAACTTCTCCGACTACGTTTTAAACACTAACTACAGTATGACTGTTAAGAGATACGAGGATAATGATACCGACGACATGGTAACCAAGGCTATTATGATTGTCGACGGTAAAGTCGTAGACAAGAACAGCCTCGTAACTCTAGCAATGGGGACGGCTTAATGCCGCCCCCTTTGCCTAGGTGGTGAGCAAATGACACTTGAGGAATTGAAACTATATCTCCGGGTTGACGGCAATGACGAGGATGCGCTGATTCAGTCATTTTTGACAGCTGCAACAAATTATATCCAGCGCCAGACCGGCAAGACAAAAGTGCGGAGTGGTGACGGATACGTCAGCATCGAAAATGACGAGCTTTACAATTTATGTGTCAAGCTTATGGTTGCCCACTGGCACTCTAACCGCGGGGTAGAGATACCGGGAACGTTGACTAAGATTACTCACTCTGTCGATGCGCTGATTAACCACATCTCAATGTGCGGTGATTACGCATGATTATTGGCCGCATGGACAAGCGCATTACCCTGCTAAAACCGGTCAAAATCCCGGATGAAATGGGCGGTTATAAACAGACGTGGGAAAATGCCGGTACCGTATGGGCTGAATTTAAAAAGCCGTCGCTATCCACTGTTGAGGCGCATGGAACAGTAGTTAGTGAGGTCAACCAAGAAATTGCTATACGGTATAGGGAGGATGTGCGCAGAGGGTGGCGTGTGGAGTACCGCAATAGAACGTTTACTGTTGAACACACATATGATTACGGCCGCGAATCAACCGTAATGATTTGCCGGGAGCTGGTTAAATGAGCCGACCGTTTAGAGTTAATTTTAGTGTACCGGAGTTAAAAACAGCACTGGACAATATAAGCAAGTACAATGGCAAAACCGCTGCACGAATCGAGGATGCCGTGGCCAATTCGACCAAAGCCATTGGCAAGGGGGCTCGACAGCGGGTACCGGTTGACAGTGGTGGTCTGAAAAAATCAATCCGTACCAGCTTTGACAAAAAAACCATCATTGGCACGGTCCGGGCCCGGAAACCACACGCCCACCTAGTTGAATTTGGTGCTGGGCCGGCGGTGGTCAGACCAAAGAGGAAGCAAGCGCTTACCATTGATGAGCTTGGTATCAGACGCTATGCGAAAGAAGCGCATATTCCTGCCAGAGCGCCACGGCCATTCATGCGACCGGCGTATGAACAGGAAAAGCCGCACCTAATCAGCGAGATCATCAAGGCGGTGAGGACATCGTGAGGCGAATACCATTAAACGCGCTGCAAAAGGCCATATACAGCGCGTTAACCCAATACCAAACCGCCCCTGTCTATGATGATGTTTCCGAGAGTGCGACGCCGCCGTATATAACGCTCGGGGCTTTTACATGTAAGGCTAACGGTAGCAAAGCGGTGGATATATCTGACGTGTCGCTGCAGCTGCATATTTGGTCACAGTACAATGGCAAAGCCGAGGTGAATGAAATCGCTAATGACGTTATTAATGTTTTGACCGCGGTGCCGTTGGATTTGTCCGCTGATGGTTTTAGGGTAATGTCGCAGGATATTGACTTTTTTGAGGCATTCCCCGAGGATGAATATGGCTACAGGGGCGTTATAACCTTCGTAGCCAAAATACAAAATATAGGAGGTTAAGTAAATGTCTGTAACGTTACCAGATAATCCGTCTCCTAGCGCTGCTTGCGTTGGCAAAGACTTTTTGCTGTATATCAACACCGGCACGGTTGCAACGCCGAACTGGACTTTAGTTGGTGGGCAGCGGAATAGCTCACTAAACCGTTCTGCAGACTCAATTGACATATCTCATAAAACTAGCGGTGGCTGGAAATCCATTAGAGCCGGTTTGCGTAGCTGGGGCATTGACCTTGATGGGCTAGTGCTACTACAAGATGCCGGATTAGAAGCTCTTGAAACAGCATTTAACGAGGGCAAAGAGGTCCATGTAAAAATTAAATACCCGGATGGTAAATACCGCGAAGGCTGGGCAGCAATTACTGAGCTGAGCATTGATACCCCGCACGATGGCGAGGCATCAATTAGCGGCACACTCGAAGGCACGGGACCTTTGTCTGATCTAAAAACTGAACCATAATCAGGCGGCTTGATTGCCGCCTGATTATATATAGGAGGCATAAAAGTATGAAAAAAACCGTACCGTTCGAACTATTTGAGCCAAATCAATATATTTACTTTGATATTTTACGGCTAGCAGAATTGGAAAAAGCGATGGGTATGTCTATAGTTGAGTTGGTTCAAAAGCAAGAAGTTGGTATTAACTTTTGCTTAACTGCCCTGTCCATTGGCTTAAAACATCACTATAACAAAGCAACTCCAATGTTTTTTGCTGAAAAAATTGAAAAATATTTAGAATCCGGCGGCGGCATTAACGACATTGCAATCCCAATCATTAAAGCTATCATGCTTAGCGGGATATTTGGTAAAGAAATCACCGAGAAAGTAGACGATGGCGAAAAAAACGGATAGAGGACGGGCAAGCCGTCCTTAGTTTTTCTGATTGGTTGGAATGGGCCGAGCCGATAGCATACGGCCCGCTTGAGTTAAAACCCCGGGAATTTGAACGATTACAACCCCACGAATTTTACGCGCTGTTAGAAGGGTATAACTGGCGCCAAGAACGGCAAGAGGCATTAATGGCGTACTTTGTTTGCAACCTGATGAACGTGGCCGGCAAGGCGTTAAAACGGCCTATAACTCCTAAACAGTTGCTAAAACCGCTACGGGAAAAGAAAAAACCGCGCGACAGAAAGCAAGACGAACAGTACTTGAAGGAACTGTTTAACCTCAAGTAAGGAGGTGAGCTAAAATCGCGACTATAGCTGAACTACTCGTTAAAATTGGGGCCGACAGCAAAGGCTTGCGGGAAGAGCTTGCTGCAACTCAGCGACAAATAAAAAGAGCGTTTGGTTCCGAGGCGTTGGGTGCATCACAAGCAGCAGCCGGAATTCTTACTGGATTAGCGGCTGCCTTTGGTCTTGTTGGGGCTGCAAGTGTCAAAATGGCTGGTGATATGCAAGCAACTGAAAAGGCTTTTGAAACACTGCTAGGTGGTAGCCAAAAAGCTAAAGACTTTCTAGCAGATTTAGCTCAATTTGCAGCAGAAACGCCTTTTGAGTTAAAAGGTTTGCAGGAAACGGCCAAAAGGCTACTTGCTTTTAGATTTGCCGCAGAGGACATTATCCCGATTATGACTGTAATCGGGGATGCGGCCGGGATGCTTGGCAGCGGGCAAGAAGGCATTGACCGTATGGTAACTGCTATCTCCCAAATTTCGGCTAAGGGCAAAGTCCAAGCAGAAGAAGTTATGCAACTCGCGGAGGCAGGTGTCAATGCTTGGCAATACCTTGCCGATAGCATGGGTATGTCAATCGCCGAGGTAATGGATAAGGTATCCAAAGGCGAGGTTGACGCGCAAACAGGTATTAATGCAATCCTCTTAGGCATGCAACGGGATTTTAAAGGGGGCATGGAACAGCAGGCAAAGGAAATACCTGGTCTGTACCAGACCATTACTGACAATGTCGCTGCTGTCATGCGCGAGGCTGGCAAGCAGATAACCGACGAGCTAAATATTAAAGGACAAATGCAAGAGCTTGCCGATTATCTGTCAAACTTTGCGGCCTATGTCAAACAGTCAGGTATTAATCAAGCATTAAAAGACTTAATTCCGAAGGAGTTAAGTCTAGCGATATTTGCAGTTGCTGGGGCTTTAGTAGCAGCCGCAATTCCTGCCATATATTCGTTTGCTGTTGCTACTTGGGCAGCCATAGCGCCATTGGCCCCATTTATCGCTGCAGGCGCGGCACTTGGCGCGGTAGCATGGGTAATTTGGCAGGCATGGGAGCCACTTGGCGATCTATTCAGCAATACTTGGACCAGGGCTGTAGCCTACACCCAACAAAAATGGGCTGAAATTAAGGTAATTGTACTGTCCGGTGTACAATCGGTACTGAGCGCCTTGCAACCGATATTTAACCTATTCGGCGGTGGATTAGCGTCAGCTGCGGCTGGCTGGTTAAGCAATGTATCTGCTTCGTTGGCGTCTGCCAGTGCTGAGGCTGAGGCGGCGGCAAAACGCGGCGAAGATGCCGGCAGGGCAATGTCTGAGGCATGGGGCAAAGCCAAAGATTCGCTTGTTGGCGGCGTAAAAGACATTGTGTCGTCAACAAAGGAACTCAAAAAGACATTTACCGGTCTTAGTAACGCCTCAAACGTTGATCTCGGCGGCGGTAATGCTGCAAAAAAGGCGGCAAAAGAATGGCAAAAACTTGAACAAAAAGCCCAACAGGTCAGCGAATCTATTGAACGGGAATGGGTACAGACCACTAAAACCCAACTTGAGCAGCTCGATATTTGGCGGGCTGAGCAGTTGGCGGCGCTAGAAGAAATCAAGGCGGCCAATGAAAATTATGAACGGGATAAAGAGCGGGTGCAGGCGGTTTATAGCGCCAGGCGAACAAAAATCCTGCAACAAGAAGCTCAAGAAGCGTTAAACACGTTTCGAAGCATCCGTGATGGCTGGATGTCAATTCAAAAGGATTTATACCTTGGCGGCTTGTCCGGTGCAGATAAAGACATAGCAGGCATGGCATTTAACTATGCCGACAAAGTGAAAGGCGTACAGGATTTCTTTGATAAGATAAGCAAAGACTACGCGACCGCGAACGAAACGCAGAAACAGACTATTCTGTCAACGCTTGACCAGTTAGGCATTGCTTATGAAAAAACGGCTGATGACAGGCTAAATTTTGACAAGGCCGCCGCTAAGGCTAGCGCAGCCTATCAAAAACAATACATGAAAGACGTAACGGATTATTACGCCACTTGCAAAGATATTCAAGCCGGAATTGACGCCGCCTTTAACTCTAACAGCTTAGCTCAATTGCAAGCCGTATTGACCGAGGAAAACGTCATGCGGCTAAACAACTATGAAGCTCAAAAATCAATGATGCAGACATATCTGCAGGCATATCGGGATGCACACGCGATTACTGCACAGTTAATAGCTGATTTATATGAGCAGGCGCGTGTCGGGCTTCAGACGGCATTTTCCGATATCTTGATGGGGGCTCAAAGCGCAAAAGATGCTTTTGAATCGCTTGGTAAGTCCATGCTTAAAGTCATAGCCGATTATTACGCTAAAAAACTTTCCGGGATGATAACGGTTGCTTTGTTTGGTAAAAAGGCGCTAGCAACAGAAACAGCGCTGAGTGTAGCGGCAGGTGCAGAAGTGGCCGCTGCATGGGCAAAGGCAGCCGCAATGGTATCATTGGCGACGTTCGGTGCGAACGCCGGTCCTGCAATGGCTGGCATATCTGCAACGACCGCACTGGCAATCGGCTTATCTAATGTCCAAGTTCCCGGCTTCGCTACCGGCGGCATAACTACAGGCCCAACGTTGGCCATGATCGGTGAAGGCAGATATCAAGAAGCGGTTTTGCCGCTCAACAAAAGAACGCTTGAAAAAGTTGGGTTGATTGATGACCAACCACGGCAACCTGTCATTATGCAGCCTATTACTATCCAGGCGTGGGATGGGAAATCAGTGGAGCGCTGGCTTGAAAGCGGTGGCGGACGTAAGTTAGAAAAATACTTCACCAAACGGGCGCGTGAGTTTGCACCCCTGGAGGTGGGCACATGAGTTATCCTATATTCCCGAACTTGCCGTCAATGGCATGGAATTCAAAAAAAATCCAACGCTGGAACACCATTGTAAAAAAAGCGGGCAGTGGTAAACGCAAAACGATGACTAACTGGGCCTATCCAGAGTGGGAGATACAATGCTCCTATACTTGCCTGAACGATGATGAAATTGAACAAGTAGCCGGTTTTTTGGCGACAGTGCGCGGGCAATTGTTACCTTTTCTTTGGCTCGACCCGGAGGATTATCATGAAACGAAAGTGCGCATCGGTACCGGCAACGGCACACAGACTGAATTTCAGTTATTGCGTAACTTTGCCAATATGTACGTTGAGCCGGTGCGGGATATTGTGCCCGGTACGCTCACAGTGTATGTGGATGACGTTGTTACGCCCGTTGACCTGGGTACCGATGGGCGGATAACATTCGCTGCGGCTCCCAAAAGTGGTGCCATAATCACGGCTACATTCAAGTATTATTGGCGAGTGGCCTTCAAAGATGATGATCTGGATTGGGATAACTTTTGGTATGGCTACTATAAGCTCAACACTTTCTCGGTGGTGACGGTATTATGAAGCAGGTAACGCCCGAGTTGATGAACTTCCTAAACACGAGCAAGAAATTCTTCATGTGCGACCTATACGAGATTACTTTGCAGAGCGGCCTGGTATTTCGGTATGCCAATTATGACATGGACATACAGCTGGCGGATGGCCGGCTGTTTACATCAAAGGGCCCAATATTCGAGCGGAATGCCATCAGACTGTCATCCGGCATTTCCGTCGATAAAATGAATGTGTCGCTGTTCGTTGACAAGACAGACAAAATCGGCG